CGTGTTGGTCATACTGGGTAAATGAGGACACCTGCATTAAGCACCGTTGGAAAGGTGGATTTGGTGCTGGTAGGGCAAATGCTCTTAATGCTGGCGTACACATGATTACAGGCCATACCCACAACCTAGCTGTCCAGCCCTTAACTGACTATAACGGAACCCGCTATGGCGTCCAAACAGGAACCCTAGCTGACCCTAATGCAGAGCAGTTCATGGGCTATACTGAGGACGGACCCAAAGACTGGAGATCAGGGTTTACCCTACTATCGTTTGAACGGGGTAGATTAATGCTTCCAGAACTGATTCAAGTATGCGGAGAAGATGAATTTGAATTCCGTGGCTGTATTAATCAAACATGAAACTGACTACTCAAATACTTAAAAATATCTATTCGACTCTGTACTGTTGCGAACCATTTATGAAGTGGTCGTTACCATTGCCAGAGCAGATTAAGTTTGTCGTAGAGACTGACCCAGAGACTATGGGTTCTTACCTTTATGACGATGGGGAAAAGCACGAACATATTATTACTATCTCAGATGCTCGTTGTGGGCATTTGGATACTGTTATACGGACGATGGCGCATGAAATGATTCATATGTCTAGGTCAGGAACCGTATCTGACGCATGGACAAAGCATGACGCTACCTTTCGTAGACGGGCGCATTCTATTGCGACTGAACTAGGGTTTGATCCGCTCGAATTATAAGATATACTAACAACGGGAGGCGGGCTTTCCCTCCTCTTTTAAGCCCAGTCCCACGGACAGCCTCCCAACTTACTTATATTCTTCCTCTGCCATGTGGCAAAAAATTCCGCACTGTATGTCTGGCTCTTGTGGATAGTTTCCCGCAGTTGGTGGCAGTTCATCTAGATATACGTCTTTAAGTACTGTTTGGCTTTTAAATCGTTCAAGTTTAGCCATACGGTCAAACTGGATTGGAAAATCTACTTTAATCTTATTCCAATACCCTTTGCCACCCTTTACACAACCAATGCAATTATTGTTGTGATAACCTAATTTATACATTTCTGGCAACTCTATACCAGCGTTCTGAATCATTGCCAAACAATCCGCTTTTCCTAAACCCTTATCAATTAAAGGTGCTATAGCCTTAATATTATTGGCATCTAAAAATCGGTCATAGCGGTCTTGCTCTTCCATTGTGTACCCAAATACTTGAATATCGGTTGGCAATTCAAACTTAAGCCGAACATTTTTTTTAAGTTTCCTTGTGCATGGGGAAGCCCCCTTGATATTCATCGCAGAAGTTTCAAATGTTTTATAAATAGACCGATTATATTTATCATTCCCAAGGATTAATATTTTCTGACCAAACCATTTTTCACAATCCATTAAAAATCGCTTGTTATCGGGATGTTCTTCTATTACTTCTGTATATGCAATAATAAATTCATACCCCTCCCCGCTAAACTGGGATAGGGCTAACTTTGTGGCAACCGCACTAGCGGCCCCACAGCTAAACCAACAAACTATTCTCATTTTATTTTAATATGTTCGTTTTCAAAAAGCCAACCAATGGTGGCACGGTGCGCACTCTCGAACATCTCAATCCTTTGGTCTTTAGATAACGATTTTCCTTGGTCGAGTTCCGAATGGCATCCAAAACAGAGGGCGGCAATTCTATAGTCCGAACACTTAAGTCCCCTACCTTTACCGTCGCGAAGCTGATTACTGTGCGCCGCAACAATCGTGCCGTTTTGTATTCCACAATTTTGGCAAGGAGATTCTCGTACAATTTCTAATAGCCTTTTATTTCGATACATCAATCATTTTTCTAATATGTTCACCAGCTACATCCATAGGTGTATGGCTATCAAAATCTACAACATAATTTTTAGCTATATGCCAGCCATTGGAATCATCTCTCATTAGTTTTCCGTCGTCCATTAAAGCTTTAGTATGGGCGCCAATAGAAGCTCTACTTAACCCTACATTAATATCAATTGAGAGGACTCCGGGGTTCTTGGCTATGTACTGCAGTATTAAGGCTCGTTTGTCCATTTTGAAAAAAGTGATATGACCCGTCTGGTAAAATTTCGTATTCAGGCATTTGCATACCTGCCGCTTTCAAAGCTAGTATAACCTCTTCTATTTCATCGTTTGTCATATCCCTATCCTTGCTCGTTTAGCGGGCTTTGCAACAAAATCAGTTGCGGGATAAGACCTCATATCCCCATCAGACCACTGTATAAATATACGATTTCCACCCGCACTCCAACATCCAAGTACAGATCTGCCATCTGGCAAATAGGAATAAGCAACAAAAGTATTAGGCATTGACTTACATGGCAAATCTAGTAAGGCTATACCTCCTCCACCCCCATTAGGTATTTCGGATATTATTCCTGCGCTTACGCTTAGGGACAATGGTAGTAATACCGCCATTAACAACATTCTCATTTTGCAGCTCCTCTATAAGTGCATCTGCTAACTCCACCGCTTTTTTTGGGCTTTCAATACCATTAGATATTAATCCATTCATGGTAAAACAAGATGCTAAAAACCGCATATATTGCTGATCTTTATCCATGTTTCCACTCCTTAAACTCATCGTTTAATTGGTTGAGTTTGTTTTGGGCATTAGCATCTGCCTTAAGTTGGGCGCGGGACTCTAATCCAAGGTATTCACAAAGCGCTTCTGCGGCAGTTTCTTCAGATGTTTCAAACACCATAGAACGCTCATAGAGGAACTCTTGGAACTTCTTGTCCCTACACATCATCCCAGCCAATTTAACCGCCCAAGCGCCCTCATAGTCTTTCCTAGAGTGCGGTGTTTCATCATCCGCTAAACGAACCATAACAACCATGTATCTGGCGCCCACAAAATCCCTTAAAATCTCATCTGGAATCTCGTCGGGGTGAATCGCCAAAGTCAATACGTGACCGTCCTTGGTCTGCTTGAGGGCTACTTTCTTACCTTCAAACTGGCTGGTTTCCATACGTCCTTTCAAACGTGATAATTAGTTGCTTTTCAAGATATTTAATAACGCCTTTTAGTTCTAACATTTCAATTAATAACTGATCTCTTTCAGCTTCTAAGTCTTGGTTTTCGCACATCTCTTTAGCCAAAGCTTCCTGAAGTTGTTTGCATAACTTTTCCCAATCTACGGGCATAGGAAGCTCTTCGTAAATGCCGTTAAAAAACTTTTTACTTTCTTTGCTAACATATTTTTTCATTCCCACGGATCTTTCTCCTGAGATTTGGAAGCAGGTGCAGCATCGGACTTTACATAAGTATCTATAGCTAAAGAAACACCTTTCTTGCCAGATGCAAATGTTTTTTTCCAGCCAGAAAGCTTAATCTCAACTAAGGATTCGCCCTTATCCATAAGCTGTTTTAAATAGTCACGCTCAATCTTAATGTAACCATTCATGTCTGGAAACTTTTCAGACTTTTTGTCTTCAGTTAAAAATAGCGTGCCTTTGTTTGGGTATTCCATTTATTACTCCTTAGTAAGTGATTTTTTAGTTGCGGTAAAGTTTGCCATCATATCTGAATAAAACTTCTCATCCATCTCTTTGGCTTTGTCAAACGATGTGCGGTTAACCTTAAATAGATTAGCCACATCATCTACGCTAGTTGCTAGCTGTAATAGTGAGTCACACCCCGTTTTGAGGGATGTCAACCAAGCCTCTCCCTCGCCTGTTGGCTTAAGAGTCCACTCTCCTGGTAACTTTGCTGATACTTTTTCAGATGGAAATAAAGCTGATTTTGATGCAGTACTTAAATCCTCTATAACTATCTTTGCTTCATTCGGTGCGGCGTTTATGGTAATAGACTTTGTAACTGGCTTTGTTTCTACCATAGTTACGTCATTCCCTAATTCAGGCGGGATGTCTTCACCGTTGTAAATATACAAGCCAATTCCGTGGAGAGCAATCGCCTTAGCCAATGCCCTTTGCATCGCCGTGTTCACAGCGAAAGAGTCGGGTTCAGAAATGGGTTTGTTCCGATAATCCATAACAGGCAGTTGTGCAGTGCGAGCTATGTCGTTAGCGACTACGGTACAAAACACCATTACTGTCCCATTACCCCAACGCTGGAACTCTGGATAGAACCAATGTGCCTTTGGGTCAGCCAGTAGTAGCTGGTCAACCGCCCATGCCCAAGATAGATAAGTAAGACCATTCTTCTTTTCTGTGTACTTCGATACATCAATACTGCGTAGTTCCTTGTATTCCATCATAGTCCTCTTTTAATTTCCTCAATGTTTCTACTTCTTTTAACTTCTGTGCATAGTGGATTACTTTATCAATATCCTGTAACCCACCCTTATCCCGCCACCTTGTTATGTATTTAACAATGTTCCCCTCAAGGTAGCCGAGTTCATTAGCAACTATATAATCCCAAGGCTGGATTGCATTCTTTGAATAATGATCTCCACCAACTTGAAAGTTATTAGCCGTCATTTTTTACTACCTTGTTAGCTGGGTGCAATAACCATTTCTTACCTAGGCTTTTCTTAGCTTTAGCCATAGCAGCCTCATTACGCTTGCGCATATCTGCTATCTCCTCGTCAGTCATAAGCCCATAATAAATGGTTTCTTTTGCTGGTTGCCAATCTTTTTCGCCACCCCAAAGTTCTTTTTTAAGATATTTGTATACTTTATTAAACATATTTCCTCCTAAATTTTATTTTTAATACTGCCGTTATCATTTAAAAAAATCAATCCATCATCAGTTTCAACAGAAATTTCTGGATGACAATTGCATTCCTTGCCCTTGTTAATTTTGCACCAACTGTCGTGTGCAACCTGTGGCATTAATAGACCACCTTTAATTGTGCCTTTTTCCAACGCCAACATGATTGTTTCCATGTAATTGCTCATATTATTTATCCCTTTTTAAATAACTTTGATACTGATCACACCATTTATTGACAGAACAATACTCATCACAACGTGTGCGCTCGCCCTGCCTTATTTCTAATGCATATCCAGTTCCTGCTTTTAATAATGCTTCTTCGG